GGAAAAAATATCTAATTACAAAATTAAATAATGAGATGGGACATCTTGCAGATTTATGGTTTGCACAGGAAATAACAGATAAAGAATATGTTGTAAGGTTTGAAAACTTAAATAAACGTATTAGAGAACTTGAAGGATAATATAATTTGATGTATATTTATATAAATATATATACTATTTAATTAAAGATGAATCTTAGAGAATACCAAACTACTGCTCTTGAGCAGATAAGATCTAGTCTCGAAAAAGGCTACAAAGCACCACTTCTTGTGCTTCCTACAGGTGCTGGTAAAACAGTTATTTTTTCTGAATTAGCAAAAGAATTTGTTAACTCAGATAAAAAAGTTTTAATACTGGTACATCGAAGAGAATTGGTTACTCAAGCTTGTAGCAAGTTAGATGAAATCAATACCAAATATGGCGTAGTCGCTCCATCTTATAAATCGACAAAAGATCCATTGCAAGTTGCTTCTGTTTATACGTTGTCTAGACGTATGCACAAACTTAATTATACGCCTGATTATATAATTTTTGATGAAGCACATCACGTTGCAGCTAAGACATGGATTCAAGTAGTAAATAAATATAAAAAAGCTATCAGAATAGGAGTAACTGCAACACCTATCAGATTAGATAACAAACCGTTAGGTGCTTATTTTGATGTTTTAATTAAAGGCCCAGAAGTTAAAGATTTAGTTGAACAAGGTTATTTGTGTAGTCATAAAGTATATGCTTCACCTTCTCGACCAGACTTTTCTAAATTAAAACTAAAAAGAAACGATTATTTGAAAAAAGATATATCAAAATTAATGAAAGATCCAGTTATCGTTGGTAATGCCATTGAACATTATAAGAAATATTTATTAAATAAACCTACTGTTGTTTTTTGTGTTGACATTCCACATGCTCAGACGATATTTGAAAGATTTTTACAAGAAGGTATTAAAGCTGCTCTTTTAACTGGTGATACTCCTCAAACAGAAAGAGATCAAATATTGAATAATTTACGAAATCATATTATTCATGTTGTTGTATCAATAGATGTTATTAGTGAGGGAACAGATTTACCTTGCGTTGAAGGAGCAATTCTTCTACGTCCAACAAATAGTGAATCTCTTTATAAACAACAAGTAGGGAGAGTATTGCGACCAGCAAAAGATAAAAAAGCTATTGTTTTAGATCATGTAAATAATACAATTATTCATGGATTTATTGATGACCATAGAAATTGGCAGTTAACAGAGGAAGAAGATGAAATAGAGGGAAAGAAATTAGCTAGACCATCAATAAGAATTTGCAAACAGTGTGGACATGTTTTTGAATTACAAAAAGCTTGCCCTGACTGTGGATTTGAAATAACTAAAAAGAAATTAGTTGAGATAGAAGGACAGCTAGAAGAATTAAGAAAAACAAGAGCACAGTTAAGAAGAAATTCGCTTGTAACTTTAAAAAAAGGTTTTGAAGATTCTATTTATTCTGATAAACAATTTGATCGTAAAAATAAATTAAAATTAGAAATGTTAAAAGGTGATAAGAATATAATATTTAAAAATGTATGTAAAATTAATAAAATTGGAGATAATTTGAGTTTTTATAAAGGAATGGGTAAACCAATTGCAGGTGTTGTTATAGGCTTTAAAGATAATGGATTTGAAGATCTATATAAATATGACGAGATTATTCCAGAAATCCCAAAATCGGCATTAGAGGATGGATGGGAATCTTATTGGTTTCCTGAATTGATAAAACCAGGAATGAAACGGAGTGAAATTCCAAATTATATAGATTTAGAATATTGCTTAGATTATGACAAAATGAAAAAACAATTAGGCGAGAGTTCAAACGGTTACTGGTGGGGTGATGTTGTCAAATACATAACAAAATACCGAGATGAAATCGACATGCGAAAATATGATAGTAGATCAGAATTTAATTTGAGCCATTTTAGATTATGGTTTGATGCTGGTTTTGGTCGTGGAGAATATACATATCTACAAGCTAGAAAAACTTCAAATAAAGATGAAAAAGTTTTCAGAAGAATAAATTTAGATGAGATGAAAAAAACTAAAGAATACATAGGCAAAAAACATAAAGGTTATACTCCTGTTTTACTTACTCCATACGGAATCAAAGTTCACGAAGGAAATCACAAATATATGATAAAAAATAGAGATAAAATTAGAGGTATAAAAGGAACTAAAGATTCTTTATTAGATCAATTTATAAGCATAGTAAAAAAGAATGGATTCAAAGCTGGATATAATATTGATTGGGCATATCAAAATGTTTATGCAAAACAATTTATTAAAAACATGAATAAATGAATGAAATAACAATAAGGGTAGTAGGAATCCCTGCTCCTCAAGGATCTAAAACCCTTACACGTTGGGGTGCGATGATTGAGGCATCTAAAAAGGTAAAACCTTGGAGAACTGATGTAAAAGAAGCTGCTTTAGAATGTTATTCATCAGGAGCATTGAACTTACCTGTAAAAGCAGATATAGAGTTTGTTTTCCCTAGACCAAAATCACATTTTGGATCAGGTAAAAATGCAGAAGTATTAAAACCTTCAGCACCTAAATATTGCACAAGTAGAGGTAATGGAGATATTGATAAGCTTGCAAGATCAACTTTAGATGGATTGTCCGTCAGT